ATTTGGACTAGCGCAGATGAAGGCTTCGATGAAGCGGCAATGATGGGTGAAGTATTTGGTGGATATTAGACGGCGAGTAGTACCCCAGCCAAGTAATCCAACTACAGTAAAACCATAGAACCATTCTAAGTCACTCCTCATGGGGTGGCTTTTTACATAGCCATTACCATTGGCAATAAATAAAAATAAGAAGGAAAAATAAATGAAAATTAATATCAGCAAATTGGGATTAAAGAAGAAATCAGCAGAAGTAAAGACCACAGTAAAAGTTGTAAATGAAGCCACTAATCTTCAAATTTTGATGTTGAAGATGGACAAGATGCAATTGGATTCAGAGGCTGATCCTTTAACGGTTATGGAACAAACTCAGAAGGCGGTTACAGCCATGACTGACTTTATTCAAGCTGTACTTAAGTTGTCCGAGAAGGACTTGGACACGGTAATGAATGCCATTACTATGGACGAATTATCAGATTTCATTAGTTATGTATTGGCACGGATTCAAGGGTTATCTGAAGAACAATGGCAAGAAACTTTGAAGGAAAATGCGGAGGAAGAAGACCCAAAAAAGTAATGTCTCGCCTCAACATTCTGATTCATGATTTAGAAGATGCCCAAGAAGACCAAGCCTACTTTAAGCAACAGCTAATGGCTAATTCTGGGGTACTTCCTTCTCAATTGGATGGAGAAGATTACTACGAACTGATTGCAATCAATCAAGCTAAGCCAAAGGATGAACGTGCTGAGGACCCAATGGCAATGGTAAACAGACTAAGAGGAGGTAATTAATAAATGGCAAAAGTATCTAATACAATGGCAACAGAAATAAAACTAGATACAGTCTCAGCCGCTTCTAGTCTGAAAACTCTGAACAATGCTATCAAGGGTACCACTTCCGCCTGGAAAGCCAACGAGGTATCACTTAAATCTACTGGAGACTATCTGAAAGCCGCTGAAGCTAAGTACAAAGGTATCGGGGATACCATTGGAGTTGTCCAAGATAAGGTTGCCAAGTTACGAGAAAAGCAGGCTTCACTTGATACCACAACCAAGGATGGTGCTGAGCAATATTCAAGGTTATCCACCCAATTAGCCCAAACTGAAAACAAACTGGCCTCATTAACGTCTCAACAATCAAGAGCTAAGAGCTCCATGGAATACTACAAGTCAGGATTGGGTGACTTACAGAAGTCATTCAAGAGTGTTAATGCTGTCACAAACTCGTATGTGGAACGGTTACAAGCAGAAGGTAAAGAAGCGGAAGCTCAGAAGGCTAAACTTGGTGGATTACGGGATTCAGTCGAAAACCTGGGTAAGCAGTACAAGGTACAATCTGATGAATTATCCAGGATTAAGAAAGAGTCCGGTGAAGCTTCTGATGCGTATAAACAGCAGGAGATACGGCTGAATAAAACAGCAGCCACCTTAGCTAAGACAACCAAAGAACAATCTGAGTTAGACAAAGCGTTCAAGTCCCAGAACATGGGATTCTTTGGACGATCACTGGAAACCATTAAGGGTAAATTAGGTGGCGTCAAGAAGGAATCAAAAGAAACCGGGGAATCCGTTAAGCACATTGGTATGGGATTCGCCCTAGGTAGTGCCATATCTAATGGAGCTTCACAGGCATTCGGCTGGTTAAAAGGTGTTACCAAGCAAGGTTATGAATTAGCTGAAGCTGGCGGGGTAATCAAGAAACAATGGACTAACCTTGGCTTGTCTAACGGTACTGCTACCAAGATGACAGCTCAGATTGGTGAGATACGTGGTAAGGCTAACATGGCTGGTGGAGCAATTGATGCCATGCAAAAGAAGTTCTATGCCACCACCAATTCCGCCACTAAAGCCCGAGCGTTAACCGAGGTATTAGCTAGTTATGGCTCAGCGGCCGGCAAAAGTGGTGATGAGATTGCTCAGATGTCCCAAGGGGTTGCTAAGCTAAGCGGTTCAGCCAAGGTTACCTCTAGTTTGTTCCAGAGAACGTTTGGAAAAGTTCCAGAATTACAGAAAGCTATTGTTAAGTCTTCTGGCATGAGTACGAGTGCCTTCAACAAAGCATTATCCGCTGGTAAGATTACTGGTACCCAACTGCAATCATACATGGTAAAAGCTTCCAAAACTTCTGGTAAAGCTTGGGACGAATTTTCTGAAACTTCTAAGGGTAAGCTGGCCTCATTAAAAGGCACATACACCAATCTGAAGGTGGCCTTTGCTAAGCCATTGACTGCTGGTGTAGAAGAAGCCATTGATTCAATTACCAAGAAAAAAGGTAAATTGGATGCGGTTAAAAATAGCTTAACGACTTTGGTAACCAAAGCTGGTGCTAAAACTGGGCAATATATCGGGAAATTCATTAAGTTTTTAGTAAGTAATCAGAAAGCAATCTCAACCTTTGCTGGGTCATTAATATCCATTGTTACAAGCCTTGGTAAGGGTGTCTGGGATGTTATAGCTGGTTCCATTAAGGCTATTGGGGGACATTCTAAGGACGCCTCTAAGGGACTCTCAGGGGTTGCTAAGGCTTCCCAAGCAATTGCCCGTCATAAGAAGGGTATAGCCGATGTTGGTAAGGCGATAGCTATTGCCTTTGCCGTTGGTAAAATTGTTAGATTCGTTAAAATGGTTGGAGAGGTCGTTCGGATTACCAAGCTATGGACAGCCGCTCAATGGCTATTCAATGTAGCCTTGGATGCTAACCCGATTGGTATTGCGGTTGTTGTAATTGGTGCCTTGGGAGTGGCCTTCTATGAAGCGTACAAGCACATCAAGCCGTTCCGGGAATGGGTAAATAAGGCGGTTAAATCCGTTGTTAATCTAGGTAAATCAATCGGTAAATGGGCCGGTAAAATTGGTAAATCCGTCAAGAATGGTATCAATTCAATTGGTAGAAATTGGAACAAGTTTAAGTCTAGTTTTAAGAAATCATGGGATAAGCACTGGTCAGCAGTTGGTACCAGCCTGAAACATTCTTGGAATACCTCGGTTCACAATACCAAGTCATTCTTTGGCTCAATGGGAAGCCACTTCAACAGTTTCAAGAAGAGTTTTGCAAACTCATGGACTAACCATTGGAATAACATGCGGTCCAAGCTCCATTCATACTGGAACAAGGATTTGAAGCATACAAAAGTATTTGGAATTTCAATGGGCACTTGGTTAGGGGCATTCAAGAAGAGCTTTAAAAATGGATGGACCAGCCTAGTATCTGGCGTTAAGAGCATCTTCTCAGGATTGTGGAAAGACTTAAAGGGTCTAGCTAAGGATGGCATGAACGATATGATTAACATCATTAATTCAGGTATCAATCTGGTTGACGGTGTTATTCATACCTTTGGTGGTAAAAAGAAAGCCATTGGGGATATTAGTCATGTACACTTTGCTACTGGTACTGGTATCTTATCTGGTAACCGTAAGGCAATCACTAAGCCAACCATGGCGGTACTAAACGATGGCAATGATTCTCCTGAGACGGGTAACAAGGAGGCTGTATTCCTTCCCAACGGGCAATCTGGCATTGTACAGGGTAGAAATACCCAAGCCATGTTGCCAGCTGGTACAGAGGTTCTGAACGCCTCTGAGACCAAGCTATTCATGGGTATGCAAGGGATTACCCACTTTGCCAAAGGTAGTAGTAACTGGTTCGGAAATATTATGAGTGGTATTGGCTCAGGTATCGGTGATGTATCTGGCTGGTTAGTCAAGACAACAGCTGGATTGAAGAAGTTCTTCACCACTGCTGAGAAGATTATTGCTCACCCAATTAAGAGTCTGGACTCAATGTTCAAGTACACTAAGTCCGGTGCTGGCGTTGTTGCTGATATTACTAAAGGTATGTTCAACAATGTTAAGAAACAAGCTGGTAATTGGTGGAGTTCCCTTTGGTCCATGGTTGATTTAAATGGAGGTTCTGCTGGTGGTAACTGGAGGCACAATCCTGGATTATCTGAGACCAATGGCTTTGGTGCCTACCGTAAAATGGGGTCCCATGATGGTGTTGACTTCTCAGGACCTCTTGGTTCAGCCATTAGAGCGGTACATGGTGGGACGGTTACTCGTACTGGTAAGCCTGTTTGGGATTATGCTGCGTTAGGCGATGTCATCACTGTTAAGAGTTCCGATGGCTGGCAAGAAATTTATCAAGAGTTTGGTGGCTTAAACAATATCAAGGTAGCTGTTGGTGTCCAAATAAAGACTGGCCAAAAGATTGCTACTCTTGGCCGTTTAAACGGTGCCGGTACTGGATCACACGTCCATATTGGTGTGTCTCATGGTTCTCTATGGGACCACGGCGGTTCTTCAACCAAAGGCTGGTATGACGTAACTAAAATGCACGGTAAATCTGA